GAAAATCAAGCGTACCAAACAGGCATTCAAGGTGCCGGTATGGGCTTGCAAGGTGTCAATGCTCTGTTGGCGGGTACAGCCCAAGGCATACAAGGCGCACAAGCCGGACTCTCTGGTGTCAATGCCGAAAATCAAGCGTACCAAACAGGCATTCAAGGTGCCGGTATGGGCTTGCAAGGTGTCAATGCTCTGTTGGCGGGTACAGCCCAAGGCATACAAGGCGCACAAGCCGGACTCTCTGGTGTCAATGCCGCAAATCAAGCGTACCAAACAGGCATTCAAGGTGCCGGTATGGGCTTGCAAGGTGTCAATGCTCAGTTGGCGGGTACAGCCCAAGGCATACAAGGCGCTCAATCCGGTCTTGCAGGAGTAGGCGCACAGCAAGCTGGATATGGGTTGACTGGGCAAATGGCTGGTACATTAGGACAACTTGGTGATCGGCAGTTGGCATCCCAACAAAACATCATTAACATGCAGAACCAATTAGGCGGTCAACAACAAGCATATGAGCAGCAACTCATTAATCAAAGTATTCAAAATTATCAAGCACAAAGAGAAGCGCCATTGAATGCGTTCAATCAATTCAATGCTTTATTGCGCGGTTATGCTTTACCGGGTCAGACAACAAATCAGTATCAAGCGCAGCCCAATATCGGCTCACAGATTGCGGGCTTAGGCACCGCTGGTATTGCGGGGCTTGGTTTGTATAACGCCTCACAACCTAGAGGATGATATGAGTATAAGTAGTCTCAAAGAAAGCATGTCACGCAAGGCGGCATCTATGGCTGCTGTAGCAAGCCGCGCACAAAATCCCAGTGATATCCAGTCTGTGCAGCAACAATTGATAGCGGGCGTGCAAAACGGCAGTATTGAGCCGTATGTGGGTATTCCGCTGATTCAAGATTTGACTAAAAAACTGGGTGAGGCCAAAGCTAAGATGGCTCAAGCCACGATGGGTGAGCAGCCACCAAGCAATGTTCCGGTTGCACAGCAGGTCATGGCTCAGGCTACGCAGGGTCTGGAGAATTTACCTTCCAACTTACCCCAAGAGTACGCTGGCGGCGGCATCATTGCGTTCTCACCCGGCGGCTTAACGCCCAAAGAAACAGCCGAAGAATTAGAGCGGGCATATCGTGCAGGGCTTTTATCTGAAAATAACGCATCTGTAGACGAGCAAAGAGCTGCAAAAATCAAAACTTTTTCAGATGTATACAAGGGACTGTTACCGGAAAAAGACCCAAGGCTGACGGCCTATGAAGAGTCTATTATGAAAACTCCCGAGCAACTTGATGCGCGTAGAAAAGAAGATCTCTACATGTCATTGGCTCAGTTTGGCTTAGGTCTAGCCGGATCCAAATCACCGACCTTGGCGGGTGGTATCAGTGAAGCGGGGGCTAAAGTTTTGCCATCGGTACAAGCTGCACTGGCATCGCGCAGAACGGCAGAAGATGCGCAACTTAAAACCCAAGCCGATATGGCACGGGCCGACAGGGCTGAGGGTATTGCTGCGCTTACGGGTGGCCTGGGTCTTTACAGCAAAGAAGAAGATCGCCTATCAGAAGAAGCAAGAGCAAGGTTGCAACGCGAGGCAACATTGGCTGCTAGCAATAAACCAACTGACATGGTTAATTTTGTAAACACCTATGTTCGTAACGCACAGGCAGATCCGGGCAACAAGAAGCCCGCCGATACTTTGGCGCTAGAGGGTTACAAGGTGTACTTTACCGAGGGACCACGACTTCCCGGTCAGGCGCTTGCGGTTCAACAAGGTATTGCGGGTGGTGCGCAAGCTGTTCAAACAGCTGGTCAAGAAGTTACTGCGGCTGGGCAGGGCCAGCAAGCCAACATAGCGGCGCTGAACTCATTCAACAAAGCTCTTGATACAAGAGGAACGCCGGAATTTGATGAAAACAGAAGGCTCAGAAAATTAGACAAAGAAAATGCCAAAAAAGGAGAGACCACCACTCTGGCCGAAGATTACAAAACCAAGAGAGTAAAACAAATCTCCGACGAGCTTCTTAAAGAGAGTCCTAAAACAGCTCCACCGAAGGCAAGCAGAGGATTGGGTCAGCCCGCCCTTCCACCGGGTGCGCCTCCGGGGTCAACTCTTGGCAATAAAACCGATAAAGGAACAGAGGTTTTGTTACAAGGCAAGTTAATCGGATACGCTAACTGATATGGCTCAAAACTTCACCACCTTCACGCCACTGGATGCCGCCCCCACGTTCACCACTTTTACGCCTTTGGAGTCGGTAGGGCCAAGCGTTGAAGATGAGGAGCGAAAGAGGCGCGAACAAAGCCGCCGACCAGTTCAAGCCGCTCCTGATATTCCCGCTGTGGGAACGATGGGCAATTTGTCTGATTTCTTTCCTGAGCCTGTTGCTCAATCGCAAGCAGCGCCAGCAGCACAAGGCACGATCCAGCGCATTGGTGATTTTTTCCGTCCGGAATTTAAAAGTGTTTTAGATGCTCCGCCAACTGCCGAGCAACAGCAGCAAAATCGTGATCGCCGTTTGTCCTACGGCGCAGGCCCAATCACTCAACAAGCTGAGTCTGCTGCCAATCTCTTGCGTTCTGGAGAGATGGCAACACCAAGCCCAACCGTTCGCAGGGTTGCAAAAGCTATGGAGGATCGGAATCAGCCGACCTTTGCCGACGTAGCCGCACGAGCTAAAAGACCTGAAGTTATACAAGCCGAAAGAGATGCTAAGGCTGAAGAGTTTCGCAGTGCTGGTGAGTGGGCTGCTGATACGCTGTCAGGCATTAGTCAGGGTATAGTCGGCTTGGTTGAGTTGCCACTAAATATTTTTGCACCCGGCAGCGGCTTGGCAAAATCCTTACGCGCTACGCAAAAGGAATTGCAAGAACAAGAATCAGATGTGCTCAAGGCGCAACGGGCGCAACTACTTGAGCGCGTGCAGAATGAAGACGGCTTCTTTGGTAAGTACTTTGCCACTGTTGAAAACCTGATTACAAGTCCTGCGATGGGTCTTTCTGAAGCCATCAAGCAGGTGCCTAATTTCTTGAGCATCGTAGGCGCGGCCAAGTTGGGTACCGCCCTGACTGGTGCAGCGATAAACACAGCGAGTCGCGTTAGTCCAACAATAGCTTTGGCGGAAGCCATCAGTGGTAATGCCCTGTTGACCGGGGCAAGATCTGCGGGCGCAACAGCTGGCGGCATAAGTGCCGCTACGCTAATGACCAGCGGTGATGCAGCCGGAAACACTTACCAAACATTGACGGATCCCAAAAAGACCCCAATGTCGGTTTGGCGAACAAACCCAGACTTTCAACAACTTGTTTCTCAAGGCAAAACACCAAAGCAGGCCATTGAAGAAATTGCAACAGCCAAGGCGCGTTTGGCTGCGGCCATCGTTGCTCCTTTGGGTGTGTTGGGTTTTATGGGTGCTGAGGCGGCGTTTGTGGCGCAGGGCGGAACTCGTGCTGCGATGCAAGCAGCAACACCCAAGGGTGCTGCAAAGCTGGTTGGCAAAGAAATAGGACTAGAACAACTTGAAGAAGGCGGCACACAAGCCGGGAGTAACGTTGCTTCGCAGACAATCAATCCTGAGCAGAGTTTGCTTGAAGGCGTACCCGAGGCAATGGCGACTGCTGCTGTTACGTCAGGTCCGTTTGCTGGTGCGGCTGCTGCACGGCAAATGCTGCAAGCTCAACAAACACAAGCCGATCCTTTTGCCGAAGCCGAAGCCCGCAGAAGGCTTGACGTTCAGTCCTATGATCCCGATATTGTTGACCCAACTTCTACTAGCCGCCTTAGAGAAACCGATCCAGGTAAAAGGTTGGATCAATTGCTGGATGAGCGAGATGCAAAGCTCAAGAAAAGAATTGAGCCGACATTTGATGACGCGGCGTTTGTAAGTCAGCCTCCAAGGCTTGAGAGCGACACATCCGAGCAGGGTAATGTGCCAGGGATGGCTACTGAGGGCGATATAGCTAACACGCCCATTACATCGGAGGACGTTTCAACTGCTGCGCCCAGCGTAACACCTGTTACACTAGGTATAAACCCTAATAAGCCACCCGCTTTACCCCCGCCCACCAAGGCTGCTGAGTCTCTGCCAGAAACGCCAACGGTGCCGCCGGTATCTTTGCCCAAGCTGTTTGAGCCGCCTGTTGCTGGTCACGCTGTTGCAGACTTCCCTGTTGTTCAGGTGCCCGTGGCTGACCTCAAGCTGTCCGAGGACGTGCCGCAGTTTAAAGCTGGCGCGACTGACAAGGGCGTGGTCGATCCGCTGACGGGCAAATTCACACAAGAAGGCGTAGCGCCGATTGCTGTTTGGCGCAGGCTTGATGGAACGCTGGAGGTCATCTCTGGCCGTCACCGCCTAGACCTTGCGCAGCGTAGCGGAACTAAATTCATCAATGCACAGGTGTACGACGAAGCCCAAGGGTTTACTGCTGTAGATGCCTCTACGCTGGATGCAGAATTAAATATACGGGACGAGCAAGGAAAGGTAAAAGATTATGTCAACTACTTCAAAAACAGCGGCACGGACCGGGAGACAGCCGAGTCAAAAGGACTTCTGGGACGGGTTAAGGGCAAGAGGGGTTTCGCAATCGCAAATCAAGGATCGGATGCTCTCATTGCCGCCATTAACGGAGATCAAATCGGCGACGAAGCGGCGTACTACATTGCGTTAAACGCACCTAACGACGAGAGACTTCAGGGAGTTGGTCTTCAGTCCATCATGGATGGTAAGTCCATGAACGCAGCCGTAAACACCATGCAGGCCGTCAAGGCCATGGCGGCAGAACGGGACACGACGACTGACATGTTTGGGTTTGACGATAGCCTGATTAAAGAAGCACAAGAGATGGCAAAGATTGCCTCCAAGATGCAGCAGTCTATCGCCTCCCGTTTGTCTGCCATTACGGGTGCAGCAAAGAATCCTGCCATGGCAAAGGCAGAGGGCATCGATGTGCGTGACCCAGAAGCGGTCAACCAGCGCATTGCAGAGCTGAAAGCCCAGAAGGCTGCGCTTGAGAACTGGTCAACAAACCCAGAGATCGTGGCCGAGATCCGTGCGCAACGTGGGGTAGCGGCACCTCAGTTTGAGTTGAAGGCTGAAACACCGCAAGAAACTGTTGATAGAGAAAGCACTCAGGACGCAGAGCGCCGTGCTGCTGAAGAGAAAAATCAGGCCGACAACGAAGTGGACTTTTTTCAGCTTCAACCACAGACGCAAGAAAAGCCAGAAGCCCCGACGGAAGATATGTTTGCGGGCGAGGCAGGGCCGTCTGCTGAGTATATGGCTGCGATTGAAACTTCAAATCGTGCAATTGCCGCTTTCAAAAAGGTGCAAGAGGCGTATCGCAAACAAGAAATTGGCGATGATGATTATTTGGCTGCTCGAAAGGTTTACGACAAGGCGGTTGAAGATTTCGACAAGGCAATCAAGAAAGAGCAGGGTCTGGCCAAGCCAACAGAGGCTATTAAAGACGAAACGGAGTTTATTGAGGAAAGCACCAAGGACAAGCTGGAGGCTATCGCTCAAGACTTCATGGTGGGCGACATGGTTCGTTTTGGCAGCATATCCGGGACTGTAGTGGGCATCGAAGGCGACTACGTTCGCATGCGCCCAGACACAGCCACATCCCCAAAGGCGTATCAGCGTGTTCCTAAAACCTCACTGACCTTTGTTGCTCGACCAGACAATACCAGCATGGTGTCTTTCTCTAAAGAACAAGACAATAAGTTCGGTGAAGAAGCGGGGCAGCTCAATGCCAACATGGGCAACTTGATTCAGTTGCTTGGCGCAAACATGTACAGTTCCTCATTGGCTGAGGTAACAGTCAAAGAGTTGCTGCAAAATTCTTTTGATGCCGTCAAGGGTGCTGTTGCCAACACAAATGCCAAGGGCGAGAAGATCAAGTCTCTGTACAAGACAGGAAAGATTGAGATCACGATTGACCAGCTTAATAGAACCATCACCATCAAAGACAACGCACGCGGTATGACGCCGCAGATCGTTCGTGATGCTTTCTTTACCGTTGCAGGATCGGACAAATCCGATCTTCCACCGGGCCAGCGAAGTGGTGGACTCGGCCTAGCAAAGATGGGCTTCATGCTCGGCGCAGAAAACTTGAAGCTAGATACCGTGCGTGATGGTGTGCGGGTAACAGTGGATACATCTTCTACCAACATTGCCAACAACAACTTCACGATCCAGAAGTCACCCGCTCCCAAAGGCGAGCACGGCACCACGGTTACCGTGAAGATTCCTGAGTTTTATATCGACCCCAAGAATGGCGATGAGCGGCCCATCTATTTTCCGTACTCTATTAGGTCAATTAGCGCACTGAACCAGCCTCTGATCGGGCCGGTAGAGGTGTCAGTAAAGTTAAACCAAGACCCCGAAACAGTCTTGCCTGTCGGCGTCAATTTTGCAGACAAAAATTACACCAAATTCAAAGCAAACTTTGACTGGGGTTCTGCTGATATCTTCTTTGGCATTGAAAGAAAACCAGACAGATACAGCACAAATCACAAAGTTTTATCTGCGGGTGTTTATCAATTCAGCCCGGATTTCACGTTAGATGATGAAAAGATTCCCTATGATATTGTTGTCAACATATCTCCAAATGTAGACGCTCGTCATCCTGATTACCCTTTTGTTAACAGCCGAGAGAATTTCAAAGACAGGATCAAAAAAGACGTTGAGGCATTGCAAGCATATCTGGGTCAGATCGCTCTTGGGCTTGAAGCAAAGGACTTGCAAGAGTCGTTCAAAGGCATCGTGTCTATGCCTCGCTTGGAGGCGGGTCAGGACATTGCTGACATCTCGGACAAACTCAAGAAGACATTTGACAAGAAAAAGCCTGAAGCACCAGCAGTTATAAAAGAACTGCCTAAAGAGGTGACGGTGACTGCCGACGCTGTGACGGACACCAAGACCAAAAAAGTCTTGGTTGATGTAAAAGCCAAAGAGCAGGAAAAGCAGAAAGACGCATCGTTCAAGGGCAGCACTGCGCCCAAGTCTGCTGACTTTATGCTGGACATGAAGCAAGACCCCAAGTTGCCCGCGTACCACAACAACACCAACGTTGACTACCTTGAGATTGGTCGTCAGTACGGTGAGCCAGAAAAGTTCTTTGCTGAACTTGGCACGCTTGTTGTTGAGATGAAAGAAGACTTGGCCAAGAGTGGGTTGTACAAGTACTCAACACTGGCACCTGAGAACTTGTTTTTCGCTGGTATATCTATAGACAAGAAATACGGCGGCGTTCACATCAAGGTGCCGTACAAGGCGGTCTTTATTAACCCGTTCTATAGCTTTGGTGCCCGCACCCTTTTTGGTATCCGTCAGCAGCAGTTGAACGTGATGATCCACGAGATTGCTCACACTGGTTCTATGGATCACGGCGTTGCACACAACGCACAGATGATTAAAGTTGAGCAATACCTTGCGGATGAAGGGTTGCTCGACTATTACCGCGACGCTATTTTGGACATTTTGCGTCGGCACGAATCAACATTTACAGCAATGAAAGAGGCGTATGACAAATCTTCAACTCAAAACGTTGCAAAGTCTCTTGAGGATTACGAAAAAGGCTCCGCCTCAGCATCGGCTAGAGGAGATACAGGTGGCGCTGGAGACGCGCCTTCAGCTGTATCTACAAGAGGGGGACAAAGCCGGGGCGAAGGTGTATCAAGAACTCAAGCAGATGATGAAAAACAAGAGCGTGGAGCAGATGGAGAAGCTAGCGGGAGACCTGGTAACTTCCTAATGAACATTGAGAAGCCTAAAAAACTTCCACCCGGCAGAACACCCGAACTGGCAGAGGCCGCAAAGCAACTCAAAGCGGGCGAGATTACAAAAGAAGACTTTGATGCGTTGGTCAACAAGTACCGCCCCATAGTCACATATACCGCTCCGTTGCAGCCAGCGACAGATGATCAGGTATTTAACGCATTGGACGTTGCCAAACGCGCCAAGATCAACCCTCCAATTGCTGCTGGATATCCAGTAGGACTAAGGCTGGACATTCCCGCATACAACCGTGCGGGCGTTTTCGTGGTGTCTATCCACGAGAAACGCACACCATCATCACCTGGCAAGGTGATTGGCTACAGCAGCGTAGCCTCAATCCGCAACGTTACTTTTGGTTTGGGAAATCAAAAGGAAGCGTTGGAAATTGCAACGGGTAAAGGCAAGGATGCCATCCAAACCATGGAAGGCAGTTTTGCACCTATTACTCCGGCAGAGGCGTTTGAGAAAGCCCAAACTGCAATCAAGTCACCCGACTACGTGCAAATTGGAATTGATCCAACACGTCATGCGTATTTCTTTGACAGAGCCAACACACAGCCTGTTGTGTACGCAGAGGAGATACTGCAAATTGGCAACATGATTTTGGGCAAAGGCGTCAAGTACGGCAACAAGAAAGATTTCCTGTACAACGTTGAGCCTTCTTTGGCCGATCAGAATGATAGTGATTTCATCATTGGCAGCAAGAAAATCCGCGAAGAGCAGATCAAAGAATACGCCGCCCTGCGTGCAAAACTAGCGCGTATCCCCAAGCAAGTAGCCGGAGGTAAGGCTGACTTGAGCATGCAGCGGGCTGTGGCGCGTTTGATGCAGCAGGCGCGTGACTTGAACGCATCAATCAAAGCTACGAAACCACGCAGAGACAGTGCGGAGCAGTTCTTGGCTAAGGCTGCGCTTGAATACGATAAGGGCAACATCTCTGAAGAGGTGTTCAATGTCATTAAGTTGGCCTACGACAAAATGCCCGAGGTGCTTGAGGGCTTGCTCTTGAGCGTAAAAGCAGGCAAGGGGGGCGTAGCTGGGTCGTTCGAAAGCATGGAGCGAATTGTTTCTTTGTACAAAGAAATAGGCGGCGTTGGTGATCCAACCACCATCCGGCACGAGTTGACGCACAGTCTTGAGCAGATGATGACGCCAGAGCAAAAGCTGGTTGTTGCACAAGCATGGGTCAAGAGCTTGCAGGCTGCGATAAAGAAAAATCCTGATGAGACGCATCAGAAGTATTTCCATGCCGTGATGGATTTCTTTGATAACCCGAACGAGGAAACTTACCGCAAAGCGTTGAGTCTGTTGCCAAGTTACGACATGTATCAGTTCATTAATCCATCGGAGTACTGGGCGGTGAATGCCGAGGGACTCATGGCTGCTGAGTTGGGTTCGTCGTGGGGCAAGTTCAAGCGTGCTGTTGCGCGTTTGTGGGAGGGCATGAAGAACATCCTTGGCTTTGACAACAGATACGCCGTGCAAAAGATGTTCAAAGATGTGATGAACGGAAGCAGACAGCGCATATCCACTGATGTCATTGCCGATCTGATGGGCGGCACAAAGATCAGCAGGCCAAAAATCAATATGCTTGAGAATATTGATGACGACAAAAAGCTGATCAAGAAATACAACCGGCCCGCCACTCCGCAGCTGGACCCCAGCCCAACAAAGACTGTTTTAGTCAATGGCGCCAAGGCAAGCAAAGAGTATTTGAAACTAGCCTTTACGGATCCGCTTGATGCTCTTGGTACGGCGGCAAATGCTGTTGACCGGGGCGTGATGTATGCACGCAACAAGAACATTTGGTTTGGGTCTGGGTTGAATGCGGCTGACTTTGCCAAGTACAACGGTCAACTCAAAACAAGTCAGGGGCTTGCAACTGCTTCTGTTGCGCTGGACAACGCTATCCGTGGCGGTCAGATTTCCACCGAGGTCATCTTCCAGGGCGGCATTAAGTTTGATTCAAAGAGCTTAAACTTTGTAGCCACCAAGAAGGCCAAGGGCATGCGTGGTGTGTACGAGGCTGAAGCCGAACTTAAAAAGAGATTAGGCGACCAGCTGGGCACTGACATCATCCAGGGCTACCTTGAGGCCAAGCGTAGCCGCAGTATCCAGAATGAGTTCTTTGAGCGCCAAGCAAACTTGGAGGTATTGAAAGCAGAGTACGAGCAGCTGCTGCAAAGCGGCGCTTCTGAGGAAGACATCAAGGCCGCAAGAGACGATTTGGCTGATGCCAGAAAAGAGTTTAAAGACATTGAGATTGTGTTTGACAAAATCAATATGTCTGACTCTGAGATTGATGAGTTTATTGCCCGCGATCAAGTGCATCCAGAGCTGCGCAAGATTATGGGCAACTGGTCTGCCGTCAACAAGAACATGCTCAACTTTTGGAGACAGGTTGGCTTGCTGTCGCAGAAAAGATACGACGCACTGTCGAGCATTCAAGACTACGTGCCGTGGCAGAGGATTATGAATGACGAGATGGACATTCATTCGCCTGCGCAAACGACCAACAGAACGATGACCAACATCGGGCTTGAGCGCGTTTTCAAGAAGGGCACGCCCACTGTTATCACCGACTTCAAAGCCGAGCAGGATCAGCAGGTTTTTAAGATTCAGCCTGCCAAAGTTTTGATTGTTGAGGTCAATGGCCAGACGATCAATCCCTCAGATATAGAAGCAACCCCAGAGGGGGATGTGCGCTTGAACGTGCCGATTGCCAAAGGTGATTTGGTTGTGTTCACGGCCACCAGAGAGATTGAAAACATCATCGACAACATGACGCGAAACGTTATGCGGATGACGATGAATGGCTTGCGTCAGTACGCCGCACAGAGGATTGTTAACGAATACGCCACGCGAAATGCCAACGGCAAGGTTATGACCTTCCCCAAAATTGATCTTGATAAGGGTCGATTTAACTTTATCGTAAACGGCAGACGGGTGGTTGTTGAGATACAAGACCCATTGATTGCAGAGTCCATCATTGGCATGGAGACGCTGGGTATTGCCATGTGGCCTATCTTGGCGGCAGCAGCCAACATTACCCGCCGTTCTATTACCTTGTCTGGTGTGTTTCAGCTCAAGCAGGTTTTCAAGGATGCGCCTACTGCGGCCCTTGTCACTGGTGTCAAGAACCCCTTAGCCTTAATTGGCGGTGTGTACAAAGGGTTGGTAACGAGTTTGGTTGGATTGGATCCCACCATAAACATTCTAAAGTCTGCTGGCATCGGTGGCTTCCAGAGCGCAGCTAGAACGCCAGAAGCTGAGGTCAAGCGCCGCATTGGTGTGATGAACCGCAACGTCTTTGACTTTATGATCAAGGGGCTGGACCACATCGGCGATTCTTCCGATATGGCGCAGCGAGTTGCCACCTACAAACGTGTAATGGCTGAAACTAATGATGAGACGCAGGCTTTGTATCAAGCCGCAAACGTCATCAACTTCTTGCATCACGGCTCAGGTCAGGTGGCTCAGTTCGTTGTTAAGACTGTGCCATTTGCAGGTGCTTACGCAAACGCCACGGACGTGCTTTTCCAGGCTATGGCGGGCGGTGGTTTGCGCGGTAAAAAGAGAGTGCAGAACTTGGCTACGTTTACAAAGACGGCCACGTTGTTGTCCATGATTACGCTGATGTATTGCTTTATGGTGGGCGATGACGAAGAGTACAACCAGCTTGATGATCAGACCAAACTGCGCAACTTTATGATTCCCGGCACCAAGATTATGTTGCCCATGAATACCAACGCCGCATTCATATTCAAAGTCATTCCAGAATTGATCTACAACAAGATCATTAAGGATGGGACAGAGAATGCCATGGACGCACGGCGCTTGCGTACTGCGCTCAAAGAGGCTGCAATTGACTTGTTCCTTGGCCCCACCCCGGTGCCTTCTGCGGCCAAACCAATTATTGAGATTGGACTGAACAGAGACTTCTTCACGGGTCGTCCTGTTGTTCCAGAGGCATTGGCCAAACTTGATGCTGCTGAACGCTACACGGCAGATACCAGTGAGCTGGGTAAGAGGTTGTCGGCCTTAACCGGGACCGATGAAAAGAGAATCCTAGACCCCATGGAGGCCGATCACATCATTCGAGGCATCTTTGGTACAACGGGCGCTATGGTGCAGTGGGTGTCCAACAGTATTGGTGCCGCAGCTGGTGAGCGGGTTGCGCCCACCGACAAACAGGCACCGCTTACCGGACCGTTCTTGCGTGCAGATGTGCCGCGCCGTAACGAAGATCTGTTCTATGACTTCAAGAAACTGGTGGACAATAAGTATGGCACCTATTCAAAGATGATTGAACGTGGTGACGATGATGCTGCTGATGCCTACATTGAGAAGCACGGTAACGTAGCTGAGTTTTACAAAGAAGTAAACAAGATAGATTCAAAGCTGAAAGAAATCAACGCTGAGATACGTTACATGGGAGAGGGTAAAGATACCGGCATGACTCCCAAGGAGAGAAGGGCCGCGATCATTGAGCTTCAAAGAGAAAAGCAACAAGAAACTGAAGATATTATTGAAATGCGCGAAGAGGCTGGGCTTTAAAAAAATTGGTGGCAACCAGGAACCCCCCAGTCCGACAGTGTTTGCAGACACTGTTTAACCACCAATCAAGGCAACTGCGGTTCCTAGTCTAGCGTGTGGATTAGGATCGTGCAACCGCCGCCCTTTTGAATTTCTTGGCGCGTAACGTGAAGCTCATCAATCTGGCTATCTGACTCATAACATCCTGCGTGCTCACAGGCATCAAGCAAAGCCTTGAGCACGTTGTCTACGTCCCGCTTTCTCTTATCAGGCGGGAATAGTGCCACATGCACAGCCAATCGCCCTTCTAGGGCTTGTACGGCCTGCGCTGCACACTCCTCTGCCACAGCCATACGAAACGCCCGCCCGTGCTTGCTGATGTAGCGGATGTTCCCGCTGCTCATCCAGTAATGATTCACGCTTGGCGGATACGGTAAAAGAATTTGTATGTGTTGGGTCATGGGTACATGGTAACAGCTGTTACACTAAGATGCAACACATGAAATTAAATAGGTACAAGCAGTTGACACCGCCAAAAAACTCATGCACAATTTAATTGTGTCGCACTAACAGGAGGTGAAAAGACATGAAGCTAACCAACAAATTCAACATCCCGCAAACGTTTGTTAACGTATTGCGCCGACCAACATACACAAAGGGAGGGGCCAACCTCAGCGTTACCCAATTGATCAACAGTCCCAAGATCGTGTCTTTGACCGCAAAACATCAAGGGGATTTGGAGGAGGACGTGTCAGACATGGTTTGGTCTATTTTTGGTTCTGCTGTTCACTCCATCCTAGAGCACGGCAAGGACGACAACCACATCATTGAGCAGCGCCTCCATGCTCAAGTAGATGGCTGGAACATCAGTGGGGCGGTGGATTTGCAGATCGACTCTGAGGCCGGAACACAGATACGCGATTACAAAACAACTAGCGCATGGGCGGTGATGAATGAAAAGGCCGAGTGGGAACAGCAGCTCAATATCTACGCATGGCTTGTTGAGAGCGTCAGAAAAGTAAAGGTCATCGATCTTGGCATCGTTGCCATCATCCGCGACTGGAGCCGTAGGGATGCTGGCACACGGGAAAATTACCCCGAAGCGCCAATCAAAGAGTTGCCCATCAAGTTGTGGACGATGGATGAGCGTAAGGCATTTATCAGCAGCCGCATTGAGCTGCACTCGGCTTGTGATTTTGCGGTAGAGACAGATGATGAGCTGCCGCCTTGCACACCATCGGAAATGTGGGAAAAAGCCGCTGTTTTTGCGGTAAGGAAAAAAGGCGGTGTCAGGGCCAAGTCCCTGCACAGCACACAGGAAGAGGCAGACGAGGCTTTATCCACTTTGGGTAAAGACTACGAACTTGATCTGCGGCCTGGAGAGAGAACGCGCTGCGCAAATTTTTGCTCAGTCAATCAGTGGTGCGATCAGTGGCGCACCTTTCAAACCAAGTAAAGGAAATATATGTCGGTACATCGTAAATTAATGGGCGCTCGGGTCCGTTTTTTGGAAACAGAGTTGAAGAAGTCAGGTCTCAATAAGTTTGCTGGCTATAGCTATTTTGAACTGGGTGACTTCATACCAGAGATACAAAAAATCTTCCACGAGGTAGACCTGTGCGGCGTGGTGTCGTATAGCGCCGAGTACGCCACTCTGACCATCACGGACACGGAAGACGGCACGGTCATTGTGATTACATCGCCTATGGCAGATGCAAATTTAAAGGGTGCCCACCCCATTCAGAATCTGGGTGCTGTTGAATCGTATCAACGCCGCTACCTTTGGATGACCGCCATGGAGATCGTAGAGCACGATGCAATTGATTCATCTGATACCGCCACCAAGAAGGCTGAGGCCCAACCCGTGCAACAGCCCGCTCGGCCACCAGCTGTGATTGTTGGCAAAGATGGTGAGTTTCAAATGAAGATTGAACTGATGCCGAAGGGGTCGTTACAAGACTGGCTTGGCATCATCAACGACTCGGTTGAGATGTTGATTGGTCAAACGCATTCTCAGAAAGATGTGAAGCAGATATTTTTGAGAAACAAACAATTATTTGAGGAGGTCAAGAAACAAGACGTAGATTTTTTCAAGCAACTCACAGCCAAACTTTCAGTAGCCCTTAAACAATTTCCGGAGGCATGATGGCCTACACACCAAAACCCAACACTGGCACCTTGTGGCCCAACGACTACAAGAAGTCTGAAAACCAACCAGACAAGCGCGGCGACTTGCTTTTAGACCGAGCCTTACTCAAGCTATTAATGAGTAAGACGGATGACGACTTGATCAAAATCACCATCTCCGGTTGGACGCGAGTTATTAACGGCAAGGATTGCGTATCCATAGTGGCAGCTGAACCATACGTAAAGCCCGCATACAAGCCTGTGCCAGAAGACGATTCGGACATTCTTTTCTGATATGAAGACTCTTCAGTTTGAGGCCGTGAAAATGGCCATGAAACAAGACAAGGAGGGTTATGTGCTGACCCTCCGCATGCACCCAGACGAGATACCCGAAGACCTGCTCCGAGATTTTGTCGGGGCGCGGTACCAGTGTGTTCTTGTCAGGCTTGATGGGAATGACAGGCCCATGGATAAAGAGATTGAGTATGCAGGAGACAGGCTTGTGCAGACATCAGGTGTGATTTGCGGGGATCCTGATTTCTGGAATTTTTTGTTTGACCGCTTGCAGATCATGGTGCCTTGTGAAAAGGATTCGATTGACTGGTTGCGCACTTATCTAGGGGTGCAGACTCGCGCTGATTTGCGCACCAACATCAATGCGCGTGAGCGTTTTAATTTATTGCACGAGGAGTTTATGACATGGAAGCGAGAAAAAAACTGATCCCGTACTCGGTGTATTTGCCGCCAGAGTATTACGCAAAGATCAAGGAAGCGGCCAAGGACCGCAAGGCATCCGGCATTGTGCGTGATGCCATCTTACTCATGCTTGATGGGGGTGATGCCTACAAGAGTGGATACAACAAGGGTATCAAGGATGCGTCCCAAGTTGTCTACGAATGCAAAGAAGCTCAGATGGTTGCCATTAGAGGCCGGGACATGGGCGCTGTTCTGACTGAGCAAATAGCTTTGTTGAAGATGGCGTGATTCAACTTGCCCACAGTATTTTTAACAACTTGGAGAATTGAGATGAAAAGAAAGACTTTGGAAATTTTGAATCATTTTGCCAAACTACCTGAAAAGACGATTTCTGAAGTAGCAAAAGATTTGGGGTATCCCTATCAGACTGTTTACATGGTCAAACGTAACCACATGCAGAAGACGGAAGAAAAACAGATTGAGCCAAAATTAATATTGGAAAGTGTTCCGGTAAAAACAGACCTGGTAAATAACCCTGTGCATTACCTTGTTGGCGGCATTGAGGTGATTGATTTTATTGAAGCCAAGCAGCTCAACTACAACCTTGGTAATGCCGTGAAATACATTGCTCGTGCCGACCACAAGGGCAACCGAAAGCAAGACATTGAAAAGGCGATATGGTATTTGAAGAGAGAGATCAGCAGAATACCGTGATCCGCATTTAATAATCTTTATAAAGGAGACAATGAAATGACTAAGCCTTTAATTCCCGTAGGCCACCCCGAGTACAAATGGACCAGCGGTGCTGACGTACAAGCACTCTGGCGCAAGTACGGGTGGACACCCCCAAGTGAGCAGATGACACCACCACCTGTGAAGAAAGAAGAACCTGTGTGGGTGAACGTACGGCGGGTTAAATGAGCGCGTACGCCGACTGCAAACACCGATGGGAGCCTGTCGAGGGCCAACCCTTGTACCACTGCGCCCGATGTGGCGCGTTCAGGAGGATTATCAAATGAGCAAGAAAAACACAGGTGGGCCAGCGTTTCCAAACGCAAGCATCAAAACTAAAGAAGGCATTGATGTCTGGGGTGAAGGCGGCATGACCCTGCGCGACTACTTTGCAGCCAAGGCGATGCAAGCGTTAATTGACAACGATGGTTTATTGATACCAAGACAGGCTTATGCAATAGCAGACGCAATGCTTGCCGCAAGGGAGAAAGCATGAGAGTACGAATACGATTACACCCAAAAGGATATTGGGTTGTTGAAACCAAACGCTGGTATGAATTTGACTGGCAATATGAGGACTTGTTTGCTGGCGACGACACCTATGAACGAGCCAAAGAATATGCACGGGCATTGAAGTACCAACAATTTGAGGAGATTGAATGAACCAAGAACTAATCGACATGGCTAGACAGGCTGGGTTTTTTGTTAAGGATAACGAGGCGTATAGCCCGTCAGCCCAAGAAGACCACGAATTAACACCTTTCCTTGAAGCCTTTGCCGCCCTAGTAGTAGCAGCCGAGCGTGATCGGATTCTCTCAGTCATTGGGGATAACCAATGCGAGTGCCGCTGTGCAGAAGTAGTTAGAACAAGAGGAGAAACAGAATGACCTACGAAGAATTTTTAGAGTTCGTGCCAGCCAAGTGTATGTACGAAACCATTTACGATGACAGCGAAGGCCGAACCATTCTTGTAATTAGTTTGCTTGATGCGTATGGCATGGTAAACAAAGCAAAGCAG